AGCGCAAGTGCCTGTAGTTCTGGTGTAATCGCCTTGCTCATGCAACCCTCAAGAAGTCTCTAAGCGAGTAGTCCATTTGCGGCAGCTCCTCGGTGTAGTCAAGCCCAAACAAGTATGAACAGAGATAAGCGCAGGCGTCGAGTCCGTCATCAAAGCTCTTCTTTTGGTCAAGATCCTCTGAATCGGCCTTGTAAATCGCTGTCTTGAACTCTGTAACGAGCCCAGGGCAACCCTCCGGGTCAATGGTAAGTATATCATGTCTCAGCAGGTATCTGATTAACTCCCACCTCGAAACACGTTGGTACGCAGGAGAGGGGTACACAAAGAAGCCGTGCTTAGCCCAAACGTCGGCCTTGCTTCGCGATGTGTCCTTGCTCTCTGATTCGATCACGTTGAACACGGACGGGTCAGCCAGGCGCACGTCTATCTCGTGCATCATGGGGTACGACTGCCGTAGAAGGCGCTCTGCTTCAAGAGCACGCTTCGCCTGTATGTCGAGGTCAAGGTGCTTTGCGTAGACCTCTTTGGCGATGTGGATATGCCTCTTGCCTGGGTTTCCGAACTTGTCTCCACGGTCCTGCCAGTGCGCTGCCATGAGATAGGCGAAGTGGTTGCTGCGTCCCCAGTCCACACCTCCGAACCAATCCGCCCAATTTGGTATCTGGCCTATGACGCGCAGACTCGAGGGCATCAGCCGGAAATAAGAGCCTGACTTGGCATCCCAATCGCCTTCGAGCCATTGGGCGCGTAGAATCGGGTCCTTGATCTTGTTGAGGGATCGCAGTATATACGCCGGGTCCTGCTCTAACGTAGCAAGGCACTCACGAATAAGGCTCTTGACGTAGACGGTGCGCCTGTCTCGCGTCACCGGGTCAATAACACGACGGAATAGCCATTCTGAACCACGACCGCCAGGGTTGAACGTCAGCAAGAACCGAGGCACGCATTCGGTCATGCAAGACTTTCGGTTTGAGCCTTTGAGTTGGTCAAAGACTACCTCTGGGAACTGCTCTGCCTGCTCAAGCCAAACCGTATCCCACTGTGTTCCTACATGCTGCTCATAGTCTGCATCGTTCTTACAGTAGCCTAGCTGGATTATGGAGCCATTGGGAATTACGAACTGGTAGTCTTTTGTGAGATACGCAACCTGACCACTTGCCTGAGTGCCCAAGACCATGCCGTAAGCCTTGAGTATCAGCTTGATCTGCTTACCGAGGTTCATGTCAGAGGCGGACAAGATGCGCCGTAAGGCCAGGTGCATCGTGCCGGGATACATCAGGGCACGCATAACGACTACCTGAGAGCCTGTCCATGTCTTGCCTCCGAAGCGACTGCCGCCGAAGCCGAGCGTTTCTGTTTGCCAGTCGTCCATAACCGAGCGCATCATTGCTTCGCGCTGGGCTTGAGTTGCGCGGATGGTTACGTTACGGGGAGCAATCTGCAATCAGTCCTCCGGAGGCGCGTAGATCGTCTCTGCGCTGTGCTGGAACATCTGCCGAAGACACTGCAACGTGCGCCTACACTCTGCCGGGAAGCCGTCTGCTTCGAGCCGCACTCGAAGTCCGTCAAGTATCTCTAGCACTGTGGGTACGTCGGCCTGAGCTATAATCGCGGCCAACTTCTTGTCTTCGATGTCGTACGAGGTTATGTTGAGCACGATGTTGCCGGCGTTGAGTCGTTCAGCCTCTTTGGTCAGTTCGAGCAGGAGACGGGCGGCGCTTAGGTCGGTTTCGGCCTGTATCTCAAGCCTTGCGAGGAGCTTTGCACGGCGCTCCGCATCGGTCGGTACCATGTCCGGGGTGAGTTTGGCCTTCGGGCCTCTACGTGCTCTGAGTTGTGGCGTGTTTGTCGTTGCGGTCGGCATTCGTCACCTTCTGTTGCGATGTATCCTAAACTAGAACGTTATCCCCATCTTTTCGAGCTTCTCTATCTCGCCTGCGATCTCGTCAAAGGCTTCAGGCTCGGTCTCTACTGTGTATCCATCGATCTGTTTTGCGTATTCCTTGCACTTGTCTTGTGCCTCTTCAGGTGTGCTGCCTGTGGCGACAACGGCACCGATACCAGGCTGCCCCGGCGCGATGTACTTATGACCGTCAATCATCACCAGTGAGCGTAGCTTGACGTACTTCTCGATTGCTTTAGGATACTCTATCGGGAGCCAGTTCTTCTCCGCGTGTGTTGCGTGGATTACGAGAAGCGCGCCCCATTCGGCGGCGGGAACGGGGTCTACAAGTACGCCTGAGGCACCCTGCCACATGATTTCAGCGAGATTCGTGTAGAGTATTTGAAGTAGCTCGGATGGTGGAGAGCCAGCTCGGCAACACGGATCAATAATGTATGGCGTCCCGTCTTTCGCGATTCGCGCTTCCATGGCAAAGAAATTTTTGTAGCCGTATTGCTGCAGAGTTGGAGCGATTTTCGCGTTTGTTTCGAGTATCTGACTTGGCATTTTTGCATATTCCATAAAGTGACCGAGGTACCCCCGGCTCTTAGCCTCCACGCCGTACGCTGCGCTGTTTGGGAATAGCCCGTCGATGCAGTAACCGTCGTATCCGATTTCGCACTCCGCTTCGATCTTGTCTTCACAGATAAACTCCATGTAGTCTTTTTGTGGGCCTAAGTTGTGCTCAATTTCCAGAATGCGCGGCTCGATCTGCTGCAGTGTTTTGGCAAAGAAAGTTTCCGCGTCGCCTCGTGTACGGCTGATCTTGACGAATTGGTTCTCGTGATGTTCCAAATACGTACGTAGTGCCTTTGTGCCTGTAACGACTTTGTAAGGCCCGATGTCAAGGCCAACAGACTTCAAGTGCGTCTTGGCGTGCTTGCGCTGGATCTCCAACTCGTCGCCTCTGCGACTCCCCCAAACGCGTTTCCCTATGCTTTCGAGGTAGAGCTGTTCGTCAGAGCTGTACACATCCGGGTAAACAAAGAGGTCGATCTCGTCAAGGTGGCTCCATATTGAATCGATACGCTTGACGTTTGGAAGTCCCTCGCCTATTAAAATTTGGGCGCTTGTCGGAAAGGCTGAAACCCAGGGACTTGTATACATGACAGTACCGAAGTCGGCTGCGAGGGTTTCCGCGAGGCTAATGAAGAGATTGTTGTCAATGACGCAGACTGTCTTGTCTTTGAGGTTATCGGTCACTTCTTGGCCTTCCCGCCGCCTGTGCTCTTACCGCGCCCCTTGCCCTTGCCAACGCTCATTTCATCCGGGGTCATACTCTTACCGTTCGAAGCTGTGGTAACGTGTGTGCATCCTTGATCGATCATGCGTTGCAGCGCGTGTCTCTCCGCCCGGTCGTACTCTTTTGTCGCGCCGTGGAACGCGTCTGACTTGGTAAGCTGGTGAGCGATCAAGCACTGTGAACACATGACAACACGCCACTGTGAGCCGTCGCGCAGGGTTTCCCACCGGCTGAAGAGCACGGCATCACTCGGATGGTAGGCTAGTTGGTCTATCGATTGCATTAGGAAAATTCTTTTCTATCTCTTCGTTGAGCAAGCGCATAGCTTCTCTAAGCCTTGCGAATTTGTAATGCACGTATTGAGTGGCACATCCGGCGTCGTCTAGCTCATCTATTGCATCTAACACTTTCCACCAGAGTCCAAAAAGCGGCGACTTATCATCGTTCACGGCTTCGTCAATAGGATTATGGGTGGGATCGTACGTCGTACTACTCACCTGTTTGCCTCCCGTCTCTCCTTCGCAGCCAACTGCTTCAACTTCGCCAACTCGCCCGGAGTAGGATCTTTATGAAGACTGTTGCTGGTAAGCACATTGAACACCTTCGCGCCCCAACCGTTAGGCTGCGTTGGATTCTCCGCTTCGTCTCTTAGGAACGGACTTACAAGGCGCTCCGGGCCGAACGCTTCCTTCGCTGCCAGTAACGCTCGTTGCGGCGTGCTTGCTCCTGCGGGTGTGTCCTGGATTAGTTCCCAGCCTGCGGAGGTCTTTGTCCTGTGCATAACTGGAGCCTTGCCTATGGTTGACCGCAGAAACAGGTCCGCTCCAGGACTGTCTATAGCCTCTATTCCGGTATTCACTAGGCCAAGTGCCACTCGCTCTATGGGACCTGCGTGCCGTTTCTCTTTGGGAGTGTCCCTGAACGCTTCTTCGCGGCCCCACTCATTAAGACCGAGCGCAGTCATTATCGGCTGCATTATAGGATCGAGCAAGCGAAGATCGGTGTAGATCGGATGCTCGCCTTCGGTAAGCTGTACCTGCATCCTGTGGCCTTTTTTGTTCTCCCATGTGAAGTGCCCGGAGAGTGCCTTGTTAACCGCTTGCGCTCCTAGAATGAGCCTGCCGGTGCGTTTCAGCAAGGTTCCTGCTCGCATAATCCGAGCATCAGCTTTCGACGCCGGCCGTATCCCGGTTTCTCCGAGAGACTGTTTTATGCCTGTCAGTATACGCGGTATGCGGGTCTTGGAGTAGGGCGCGACGGTCGAAGCGGCCTCGATGTACTTCGGCACGCTGGAACTGTACTGGTTAAATTGCGCCTGCACTTCACGTATTCGCGCAGGATCGGTGTTGCCTTCGTTGGCCCTCCGCATCTTTTCTATGGCGATTTGAAGGCGCATGTCCCAGCCCTTGATACCGGGTCCGTCCGGGATTCCGAACAGCGTTTCATGTACCCAGTGCTGGTAAGAACCGACCCCTGGTATCTTACTTAGCCCCGATAGTTCGAATTGTCGAAACGGCCTTGAAGTGCCTGCCCCGGCTTCGTAGATGTCCCTGATAATCTGTTGCGTCTGCGGGTCATGGATGCTTATGTCGTGCATCTCCTTACCCTTGCTGATTTCAGCCACAACAGGAACCATTTCAGCGAGATTCTT